AGTAGCGGAGCAACGTAGTCAAACGAATAATCGCGTTGCGAATCCACCGCGTAGATAGGCCATAGCGTAAAACGCCACGCGTCTGTACGCTCACAGAACTCAGTGGCCGAGGCGCGTATAGCATCCTGAATAACAAAATCGGGGCATCCTGACAGCTCCCCACGCATACGGGCTATTAGTGTGCCCCACGGGGTCGTGCTCATGCCTCAACTTTCACGGCTGCACGCTGAGCAGCGGTGTTAAGGCCGATGGATGTATTAAATGAAGTGTAATAGGCCGTAGCACGCTCAGCATTAGCGGCGAACTCGGCATCTTTTGAGTAGGCTCGATAGAGCACGTAGTCTAGTATGGGCCCTGCGAAAATGGGGTCCAACAGGCTATCAGCCGCATCGCTCACATCAGCAGGAGCCTTAGAAATCAGTACGGAAACGTATTCGCTACCGTGCGGGTAGAGATAAAAAGTCTTGCGGTTGCGATCATCCAGCACATAGTGCTGAGTAGGACTAGCATCGTCCTTGACCCAGTTTAAGTCCATTGCGTCGAGTACTGCGCGTTCTACGCGGCGTACAACGTTCGTTGGCGCACCCAAACCGCCATCATCGGGCAGGCCGTCATTTGCGGTCAGGACGTCTAATATTTGGAGCGCTTCGGCGATTTCCTGCGAGGCTCTGGAGGTGTCTACCACATGGGAAACCACCTCTGAGTACGCATCGGGGCGCAGCAAGACAATCTCTAGTTGTGCGCTGTTGATCCACATAACAAGTTCTTCCTCGGTCCAGCGGATAGAGGTATCATCCTGTAAGATAAATTTTGCTCGGTCGATGATGGTGCGCACAGCGATAGTCATTAAAAAAACCCTTTGTAAAAAGCCCTCTGCCTAGGGTTACTAAACAGAGGGAACACACATACACCCTACGGAGATAGAGTTCGTTTATTGTTGAATTTCGTTTGAGCGTCCTTCAACAATGTATTCGACAACCAAGCGACCTGCGCCCGCAGTGATAGATGTACTGCCACTGTTTAGTGTGATAAGAACTGAGCCTCCATTTGGATAGCGAAAACCAGTTACGCTTAGCGCGGCAGTCGTAAAACCGCTCGCTTTGTAGCGGGCGATGTCATCAGAGTCACCGACCTTAACCGCGGTTGAGCCTGCTCCGACTGGCGTCGTATCCACGATGAAAGCGCCCCCAGTAACGACAGCACCAGAAGGTAAGTTGATAGCGGCTTCGCCCGTATTGGCTGTTAGGTCAGCCCACGAAAAGCTAACCTCTGCTACGAGCGCAGTTTGACGCGCGGGGTTTAAAGTAATAGCCATGAGTAATACTCCTTAAATAGCGGTGTCAACAAGAATGCAGCCGAAGTCTTCGACCTGACCTGTCATGTTGGATAAAAATTGAGGTTTCTTAAAACCGAAGATTTTGCCTACAGAAATACCTTTTTGGTTGCCGTAGTCATAAGACTCTTCGATCCAAGAAGGGTGTCCGATATCAGCCATGCCCAGTGCTTGAGCACCCGCGAAGACGATACGCTGTCCAGCTACGTTTCCTCCGCCCCATTTAGTGCTAGCGCCTTCGTTCTGAAAGGCGTAGGGGGTTTCGTGTACCCATACACCGTCTACTAAGACTGAGTTAGAGCCTGCGAACAGCTCGTTGCGCTTGCCGCGAACACCCGCGTGGCGGATATTAGACAAGTAGTCACCGTCTAGCTTCAAGCGAGCCATACCCTGTGGGCTGATGAACATGTGATAGACTTCTTCGCCACCACCGACACGGATACCGCGAACGCGTTGGACTTTAGCCTTAGCTTTAAGCTCAACCATCATTTTGTAGCTAGGGGTATCTGCGGCGACCAAGTTGGTGTTAGTAGGTGCAATCAAGACATCACCAGCTTCTAATCCGTTGGCTTCGTCCCAGCGGAAGACGCGGTTAGCGGTAGGGGCTCTAACGTCGCCTGAGAAGGACAGGTTAGCGAAGGCGTTGTCAGTGCGTGTCTCACCATTAAGCTTCATGGTGTGAGGGATACTGGCTAAGGAGTGCATCATCAACTGATCGACACGATCACCAAAGGCATAGCCCAGCACGTCGCGAGCATCGCGGCGGAAATTAATAATAGTTTTCTGATCGTCCATGCGGCCCGTGTTACGGGAAGCGAGTCTTAGCTGGTCGATCTGAATCTTTTGTTCGTAAGTGTTCAGGGCTTCTTCGCGGCCTTCCAAGGTGTTATCCCCAGCGATACCGTCGCCCGTTAAGTCGGCTAGCAAGGTTATAACCGCTTGCGTACCCATAGAATTCTTAGTTAGAGTGGAAATGCGCTGGATCATTGCGTTAGACCCTTTGCCCATAAACTTAGTGGCAAAAGAAGTGTCTCTTGCTTGTCTCCACAGATCGCGGCTCCAAGCCACTTGTTCCTGCACTTGTAAACTACCGAAATTCGTATTAGCCATTTTATCGTACCTTAAAATTAAATAGACAGATTCGTATGCAGCGCACTTTCGTGGCTACGGTTTTTCTTGCGTATCGTGCAAGGTTCGAAATCTGTACATTTAACGAGGTACTGACTACTCGGCGCGTATCGTGCGGCTGACGAAGTGCGCCCTTAAGCATGGCGACTGCCCTCCCTTATCGCAGGGAGGCGCGAGGTATAACTTGAGAGCGTATATTACCATAGCTAATATAAAAAGTCCACCAAATCACGTACTTACGCCGCCTCAGAAGGGCCTTTAGCTAGGCTTTCTCGCACGGCGTGGTATACTTGTCCAAAAACTGTCCAACTACGGGGGCGAGTAAATGTCGTATAATGACGAACTATGCTTAACCACTGTGCTACAAACCCTGCATTTTCAAAGGGTTGCAGTTTATTACCCCTGCTAATAAAAGGGCTATAACCGACTCGAAATCGGTTGAAGGCTAACGCCTTACATGGGTTCGAATCCCATCCTCTCCGCCAAAACAAACCGTAAAACAGTAGGTTAGGATTCCCTTGAAAAAGATTAAATTTAATAAGTCCTATTTTTTGTCCAAATTTTGTCCAAGTTGGCCATGGCCAGCATAAGGCGGAGAGGGCCTGCCCAGTACCAAGTAAGAGTCGCTAAAAAAGGCTACCCTGCGCAGGTACGGACACTAAGGACGAAGCTAGAGGCGGAGGAATGGGCGCTGACCACTGAGCTAGAGATGGCGAAAGGGGTGTTTATCTCTAAGGCACTGGCCGAGACCATGACCCTAGGAGACGCCCTAGGAAAGTACTTACGGCAGATTACGCCCCATAAGAAGAGCGCAGACTCCGAGGCAAACCTTATTAGGCGGCTCAAAAAGAACTACCTAGCTGCAAGGAGTATGGATAGCGTGATGCCGCACGACTTGGCGCAGTACCGTGACTCGCGGCTAGAAGTGGTGAGCCCAAGGACTGTGCAGTGGGAGCTGGCCCTTTATTCTCATCTATTTAATATAGCCATCAGAGAATGGGGGATGCCTTACCTAGACAACCCAGTTGCTAAGGTCGGGAAGCCCAGAGTAAGGAACGCTCGTAGTAGAAGGCTGGCGGGGGACGAGGAGGCGCGTATTATAGATGCCTCCCCTAAGTGGCTGCGTGACATCCTGCTCTTCGCACTAGAAACTGGGTGCAGGCGTGGCGAGATCGTCAAGCTCCTATGGGAGGACGTAGACCTAGAAGCGCATACGGCGCTACTAAGAGACCCTAAGAGCGGCTCTGACCGCGCTGTGCCCCTAAGCGTAGCGGCCAAGGGGGTGCTTGCAAGCACCTCTAAGAGCGGCCCTAGCGTATTTCCAGTGAAACCTGACGCCATCACCAAGAAGTTTGCCACACTGTGCCTAGAGCTAGGGATCGAGGGGCTAACGTTCCACGACCTACGACACGAGGCGACGAGTAGGCTCTTCGAAAAAGGCTTTAACACAATGGAAGTGGCAAGTATCACAGGGCATAAGACCCTGACGATGCTACGACGGTATACACACCTAGCTGCCTCTGATTTAGCCCGAAGGCTAGACTAGGCAGGCATAGGCAATAACTGCCGTGAGCGTGGAGATAGCCCCTGCTAAGACCACGATAGCCGCAACGAAGTGTAAGTCGCATTCATCCTTTTCTTTCGACAAGTTTAGGCCTCCCTCTACGGCGCGGAGTGCCGATACGAACGCGGTCCGTAACCCACGCATCCACGTCCTGCTGTACCCACCGCCACTGAGCACCCAGTTTGAAGGGCGAGGGTATGGCCTTAGATTTCCGCGCTATATGTGACCGTACGGCGGCCTCAGTGATGCCGAGATACTCAGCGATACCCTTAGTGTTTAGTAGTTTCTGCATTGCATTCCTCCACCCCTTCTTTAACAGACAGCCTAACAAACCTAACAAACTCCTCGTTACTCAACGGCGATACGTCATAAGTAATCCGGAACTGGTTCTCTACTGAATACGCAAAGACCTCCGCACGGAGTCTAGCCTCCTCGTCGCAGAGGTCGGAGTCCGCGAGGTAGTAGTGCGCCAACTCGTGCGCTAGGGTGGCCCAGAGCTCTGCTAAGTTACCGTCCTTACGCTCGCGCAGCCCTATAATGGGCTTGCCTCCCTCTGTAACACCGGACCATGCCAACGACGCACCGCCCGAAAAAGACTCGTCGTCATAGGGCAGCACTAGGACGGTAAGGCCGTCGGAGTCTCTAGGCTCCTCTCCCATGGCTTCAGCTACCCACTGTGATAGGCCGCTTACCCCCTGCGGAGGTGCATAAGACCCGTTTACCCCTAGGGGTGCCATCATAAGACATAACCCAACAATTGCCTTCTTCATATATAAAGTCCTTCCTTGGACAAACTCGAGGGGGTGACCCCCCGAGTACTCTCCCCTCCTAGCGTCTTACCGTTCCTTGGTATCGCGCTTTGTGCTCTCTAGCCTAGAGCGCTTGCCGCCGTAGCACCTCTAGAAGCTTTCCTACGAAGTTTCTTGCGCCTCGGGGGGGTAACGGCTCCTGTAGTTATAGTATTTGAACTCTTCGCGGAGACCGGTTTTTTTACTACCGGCTTGCGAGGGGCCGCTAGCCCTACGGCAGGGCGGCGAGGTACGATCTTACTCATAGTTATAATTCCTAAAAGTCTGTGGTGGTGAAAAAGTCCCAAAGGGCCCATCCAGCGAGAGAGAAAACTCCCAAGAGGACTAACACTTCGGTCTTTAGACGAAACCCCCTATCTATGGTGGCAGGTGAGGCTAGTTCGGCCTTAAGGTCTTCGAAAGTGAAGGAATTATCCCAGTACGCCTTCGGCGCAGTAACAATGCCGTGGAGTCGCTTTATTGCTTTCTCCATTCCTAGCTCTTGTACGGCACCACGAAATAAGAAAACGGCTAACTGGCCGTAGGTATGAGGGAGTTTAGGGTCCCCTGACTTGTGGGAGGCCTTAAACGCCTCTAACTCATCAATCGTGGTGATTGCAGGGTGTCTAAGGTCGCGAATCTCACGCGTACCCTGCAGACCTGTAATGATCCAAGTATCCGCCGAGGACAAGCTGTCATTGAAGGTCTTAGAGGCCTCGTCCCACGCGTCCAGTGCGCAGGCGTAGCAGTCCGAGAGGCCTTCGTGCAGAGCTTGCGACTCGATAGATGGGTCCGAAATCTCGCCCAGCTCGTGCCCTAGCAGCCAGTGCGTAATCTCGTGCATGATTACATCTTGGGCCCCCTCAGCATCGGGGAGGCCTCCCAGAGTAAAGAAGTGGTTGCTAGGGTCGTAAAAAGCCAAGAACTCTGTGCTAGCCCCCTGCATAGAAGCATTGAAAAAAACATTCCAGCTTGTGTTCCGATCTGTCTCTAGCACCTCGGTCAGAAACAGTATGGGTTTTGCAAAAGCCGCCGTCATCCTAGCCTTGCGCTCCTCCGGCAAGGCTAGGGGGGGCCGTGCAGCCGCTGCGGTTTGGGCGTGGCGTAAGTGCTGCATATCCCTGAACTCTTCGCCTTTTAGGTCGTAGAACTTTACAGAGGGGGCCGTCATTGGACCATATCCCCCCGTAGTCTCGCTAGGGTTGACTCTGGTAAGGCGTAGAAGTCTTCCTCAGACATCGTAGTGACATCAGTAGCCCCCACCCCGTGCGCAGAGCTGCTTTCCCCGTGCAGAGCTGGGGGCTGCGAGTTAACCATTGCGGCCTTCTGTGCGACACCTACGCGAGGTTTCGCGGCGGCGGGGGCTTGGTTATGCAATTGTAAGGTAACATTAACGGCACGTTCTAGCGCGGCGTCTGTCTCATAACCTTGATCCATAAAGGCATCACGCAGGCTTAGTGCCTCGTTAGTCATGCCCTCATCGTACTTAGCTCCATTAGGGTCAAACTGGGGGTGTTGTTGCTGTAAGCGGTCCGCTGCGGCCTGCAGCACGGTCTGTGCGTTATTGCTGCTGATACTGCCTTGCACATCGCTCATAATCTGGTTTCTGACCACAGCAGTATGCGCGTTATTAATCTCTGCGCGAATCGCTACGGCTTTGTCCGTATCCCCGTCCAGCACGGAGTCCATATAATCTTTCTCTCGTTGCGCGAAATCGAACTCCGAAGCTTGTCGCAGGTCTTCCTCTTTGCGCTGATACTGCCCTAACTGTTCCTCAAGCTGGCGGACCTTAGCTGTCTGCTGATCCATACGAAATTTTGGGATCATGTGCGGCTCTGCGGCTTCGGGCTCTGCGGCTTCTACAGCTTCGGGCTCTGCGGCTTCTACGGCTTCTACGGCTTCTACGGCTTCTACGGCTTCGGGCGTATCG